ATCGTCAGCGTCTATGATTTGAAACTTTACCTCTGAACTATCTCGATTAATCTCTTCTACAATTGGTCTAACCTTTTTGCATGGGTTACACCATTCTGCAGTAAAATAAAATATATGTCTCACTAGTAGTCCTTGCCTTTTGACTTGTTCTCTACTAGTTTTTCACGTTCATCAATTACACTTATCATAAAAGCCATCATTTTTTTATACCCATCTGGATTATTCATGATACTGTTGTAATGGTGTCCACAAAAAAGAAGATCTCCATTTAACCCACTTACCTGCACTAATGCTTGTGCATCGCAAGAGTCACAACGATCTTTTGCTGACAATACCCATTCTTTTTGAACTTCTGCTGCATCAATCATTGTATTCATAAGTATACTACTTCTTTCTATTATCTGTGGAATAAAAACCAGAACCATTGAACTGAGCCCCTACGGGGGTGTAGTGCCTTTTCATGTCAGCACCACACTCCTCGCAAGGATAACTATCTTTATAGTTTGCAATACTTGTGTTGAATGGAACAATTTTATCGCTACATTCACACTTATATTCGTAGATTGGCATTACTTAGCCTTCAATGCCTTTAGTGTTGCTTGATCTACTACACCTGTTACTGGCAATCCAGACTTCTTTTGAAAATCTTGAACAGCCTTTGCTGTACCTGGACCAAAAGAACCATCTGCTTTAATACCAAGAAGAGTCTGAACTGTCTTAACTCCAGAACCCTTTGCGCCAGTCTTAAGTGGCTTAAATGCTGCAGGAGCAGCCTTCTTAGCCTTTGGTGCAGGTTCTGATGTTTCAGTTGTTACTCCAGCCTTAGATAATAGTGGAGCATTTTCTTCTCCAGCATAAACTGGACGACCCCAACCAACTACTGCGTTAAGGATACCCTTCTTATTCTTTACATAAGCACGAGTCTTCTCTACACACATTCCGCCATTGCGTTGGTCTCCCTTTGCAGTTCCTGAAGTATTCCCTTCAATAACTTGGATTGTTCCATCGCCATTGTTCTTAATACAAAGACCTACATGTGAAATTCTGTTTACCCCATCATCTGGGAAATCAAAATAGATCCAGTCTCCTGGAGTTGGATCGTCATTACGAGCATCTGCCCAACGACCTTGCTTCTTAAATTCATCTGATGCTGCAACTGTTGATGCAGACTTTGGGAACTTTGATACTCCTGCAGTGTGTGCACACCAAGAAACGAATGACTGGCACCATGGCTGGAAGTTAACCTTAATCCATGCGCCGTACTTTGTTTCGTTATCCTTTGGACCTTCAATAGTTCCTAATTCTTTTCTAGCAACTTCAATAATTGCTTCTACTGAGCCTTTGACAGCCATACATAACCTCCTAAAGTTAGTTCTTTAATTATAGCACTAGGCTGTTTTCTTTGTCAACCTATTATGAGTTCTAATCCTATGACAGTTTGCACATACTACTTCACATTTTGATATTTCTTTTTTAATTGCTGCCCAAGAAAACCCATCGTGAATCATTCTTGAAACATTATATTTTTTATCTCTAATGTGATCAAAATCTAAAACAATGTGGTTTGATTCTCCGCAGTCAGTGCACCCACTAGCCTCTTTGATTTCTCTCAGACGGTTTTTGAATTGCTGTTTATTGAAAACTGCCAATTCTTTCTCTGACATAGATCTTAATTATACACCAAAATAGTAGAGCCCCATACAGGTAATCCAAGACACGATGGCCAGGTTGTATATAAGATAGGTAACTATTCCATCTCTAAGGTCCTGTATGGGGACAACTATATTATACTACTTGATTTTAATTTGTTTTGGCTTCTTCTCTTCAGGAACAATACGATCAATGCTTACGTTGAGCATTCCGTCCTTTAGTTCTGCACCAGTAACTTCCATATATTCTCCAAGAGCAAAAGATCTAACAAACTTACGACCAGCAATTCCCTTGTGAACAACTTCAGCATCCGTAACCTCTGTAATTTCACCCTTAATGACAAGTGTTCCATTATCAATTGAAACATCAATATCATTCTTTGTAAATCCTGCAATAGCAATAGATAAACGATATGTATCTTCATCTAATTTGAGAAGATCATATGGAGGATATGATTGTGAGTTTACTTTATGTGCTGTATTGAGACGGCCTAACTCTCTATTAAAGCCAATAAAAAAAGGATCATTGAATAGATCCATAGCAAATTGTGTTACCATTTTATTCCCCTTTCAAGCGAATAAGTTAAATGTATCCCCGAAGGCAATACAATACTATTATACCACTTTTGCTCTCCACCGTGGATTCGAACCACGATTGCTGGTGCCAAAAACCAGAGTCCTGCCGTTGGACGAATGGAGATTGGTGCGCTACCTTGGAATCGAACCAAGCATGTCTGAGACGGCGGATTTACAGTCCGCTCCTCCACCTTGGAGGATGTAACGCTTAGTGATCAATAGATCTACGAGCAGACTAATCTATTAATCTAATATATGAGGTTTTACATAAGCCCGTTGACCTCCAGTTGTCCCCGTCGGGAGTCAGTCTCTACACCTGCAACTCAACCTTAATATCGTGCATCAGGTAGGACTCGAACCTACAACCATTAGTTCCTAAGACTAACGCCTCTACCAGTTGGGCTACTGACGCTTGGAGCGGATGATGAGAATCGAACTCACCCCTTCTGCTTGGAAGGCAGAGGCACTACCAATATGCAACATCCGCAAATGCCAACCACGGCTTTGATTCTTAATCTAAACCACCTGTTGGCTGTTATACCTAGTTACTACCACAGAGCCTACCCATCAGCCTGAACGCCTTCGTAAGATGCAGGTAACAGTGTCAAGTTCAGTATAACCAACTTTGCATGAGTTGTTCAGACTCATGCTCCGTGCTGGGCTGGTAGGCCTCGATCCTACGACTTGCGAATTAACAGTTCGCCACTCTACCAACTGAGTTACAGCCCAATATTCTATGAGATCATTAATCTAACAACATGGCAACAAGGGTCTCCACCATCGTCCCATTCTTGTGATTCTTCTTCGCTCATATATTGATATCCACCATCATGGGTATTGCAGTATGGTTCTGTGATCCATCCACGCTCAATTCCATTCTTTAGCCAAATACCAAATTCTTGATCTTCTACAGATAGTTCTTCATCCATATTATAAGTATACCCCTAAACGCTAACTACGTCAACTGGTCCCATACAAGATGGGCTAAATTTAATTGCTGAATTTACTGCACCAACAACACGCTTTCTTGCATCTTTTGTTTTTTCTGTTGCATTTAAATATCCATAAGCATACTCTGCGCCTGATCCCATAGCAAGGTATGGAACAGTATATTTAGACAAAGACATATCTGCAGAACTATGCTCATAAATTTGACCACGAACAGCAATAATCAAACCAAGGTCTCCATCTTTTGAAGTATCTACCCAGAAATCATTATAAAATGCTCTAAGTTGTTTGATAAATTTTGTTTGCATAAACTTATCTGTATCTTTAATATCTGGAACATACGGGTTAAAGTTATAACGAATACGCTCACCATCCATTGCGCCTGCATAACCAATAAGGTATGGACCCAATTTCCAAACCTTTGGACTAGTTAATGCCAAAATAGTGTTGTCATCTGATGCACCACGATCACCAGCCATATAGATCTTATTGTTTATTTCATCACGAACAACTGCAATACAAGTCATGCAGAAACCCCTCCCAAGTATGTATATTTAAGTATACCATCCTCTGGAAGGGGCTGTCAAACAGGGTCAAATATAACTAATTATGCTGTCTTTGATCTTGCCCTGCGTGTTTCTACTACTTGATCCTGAACTGTTACTGCATTTTTATCTGTGGTAGAAAATGCTGCATTGATTTCATCTCTTGTTAGTTTTCCGTCATCCATAAATGCACGAGCCAACTTTTCAACTACAACTGCTACTGCACTAAGTCCAGCAACTGTCATAGCCTTTGCTACTGAAATTCCTGCTATTGCTCCAGCACCGATTACTGCTAAAGCATTTGCTGCAAATACTGCAACAATACGCATAAGAATATTCCAAATGTTTGATACGCTGTTCATATTTTACTCCTCTCTATTTCTAATTGGATAACTCAATATCCATGTAGTCATTGTAAATACAATTCCATAACCAACTACGGTCTTTGCAGATCCGTCTAAAACAACCCAGGCAATAAACATGCCAAGGAGGGTCCATTGTTGATCAAGAATGTCCTTGATTAGTTTTACCATTTTTCGTTCCTCCTAGAACCACCTGAGTTTGTACCCCCGCTTGGTCCACCTCCCGATGATCCTCCACCTGCTGGTGCAGAACCACCTGTTGCAGCCCCCACAGCATTTAATGCTGCTCCTGCTGCCACAACTGTTGCAACAACCATATCTGTTGCTTCTTCTCTTTCTGATTCAGTCATATCTGCTCCGATACTTCCTAATGCAGCAAGTGCTGCACCTGGATCAGTAAATGCTGCTTCTAATAATGCTCCTGGGTTTTGAACTAATTCAACATTGGCTGCTACCTCTGCAGTAATGATAAGTACTTCACCTGATTCAGATGTTCTTACTTCAACAGGTGTTGATGGTGGCAGGTCTGAATATGAAACTCCAGATGCCTTTACTTCTGCTGCCGAAATTGATTCTCCTGGCTTAAGATCTGCTACAAGTGATTCTACAACTGCAGCCTTTTCTTCTTCAGTTATTTCTTTACCAGCCTTTGCATCTTCAGCAATCTTTGCAAGTCTTTCTTCTTCTGCTTTTGCAGCATCTGCCTCTCCCTTAGCCTTATCTTCTTCTGCTTTAGCCTTAGCCTCTTCAGCCTTCTTTTGCTCTTCTAACTTTTTTGCATCTGCCTCTGCCTTGGCTTTAGCCTCTGCTTCAGCCTTTGCTTTTGCTTCTTCAGCAGCCTTAGCCTTTGCTTCTGCCTCTAATCTATCTGCCTCTGCTTTATCTGCTTCTGCCTTGGCTTTAGCGGCTTCCTCTTCTGCTTTAATACGATCTGCTTCTGCTTTTTTTGCAGCCTCTTCAGCAGCAATTCTATCTGCCTCTGCCTTTGCTGCAGCCTCTGCTGCTGCCTTTGCTTCTGCTTCTGCCTTTACTCTGGCTGCTTCTGCAGCAATTCTAGCCTGCTCTGCTTCATAGGCCTGCTGTGCAGCAATACGAGCATTCTCCGCTGCTATGGCTGCTAGTCTTGCTTGCTCTGCTGCTTGTCTTTCAGCCTCTTCATTAGCAAGTGTCTGGCTAACTGTTGTATTTGCATATGAAACTTTATTGTTCATAATGCTTACTGCGGTTCCAACCTGCAACAATAATGAATCTAGATCGTCCTGAGCATCTTGTAGATTATCTTCTGCTTCAATTAAATCTTCTTCTGCAGCATTTAGATCACCCTCAAGAATATCTAAGGCTCCCTGTGCAATATTAAGATTATTTCTTGCAGTTGCAAGTGCCTGCAATTGTTGTGGAGTAGCAGTAGTTGTGCTAAATTCTGACGCAGGAATTACTTCCCAGCCAGTACCTGTATTTCTCATCAATGATACTGCTGCTCCACCACCATTTTCGTAGTACCACATCTTAAATTGTTTTGCTATGCCAGCAGTTGTAGCAACACTAGCAATAGATCCTCCACCACCCTTATCAAACCAGTCATCAATAACTAACTGATTATCAAGATATAGCCTAACTCCGTCATCTGCTGGTGCTGTTATAGATTGTGTTCCAGTAGTTGTTGGGGTCCAAATACCTTCCCACTTTACTTGAAAATCTTCTGTTACTGTTGTTGTAGATACGCTACTAGCAGAAACATTATCTATAGCATAATAGTCCCAGTTTGCTGGAATAAGAATTGTTGCAATTGTTTTCCCTGCAGGAGCAGTAAATGTTTCTGTATTAACATAGTTGGTATATTCAGAACTGACATTATGCTGAAGTGTAAACGGTTCTGTTGTTCCATCGCTATATGTAACTGTTCCTACTGAGTCACCATTTTTAGCAAACATCTGAAAACTTGCAGAAGTTGTATTTGCTGGTAGCGTGACTACAGTATCTGCTGAAGCACTATAAAGAGTTAATGAGGGATCTTGTCCTGGGCCAGGGAATCCAATTGATCCAATATAAACTCCACTATTATTTGTAGTTGAAACAGGTGTTCCATTAACTGTAATACCAATATTTGTATTTAAACGATTATTATTAAATGTCTCAGTGGTAGTAGTTGTAGCACCATTTACTGTTGGACCTCCACCACCCCATGGCTCATTAATGCCATTAGCATCAGTTCCAGTATAAACCACTGTACCGCCCATAGTTGGAGATGCATTAGTTCCAGGGTTTGAATAGATAGTAACATTAAGTCCAGGCGTAGTGTTTGCATTTACTGTGGCAGTAGCACTATCTAGAATGGTTTGTTTTAAACCAACAGTAGCAGTCTGAGAGTCTACGGCTATCTCTAAAATATCAACATCTTCCTTAGCATCAGCAACCAAAACGGTAGCAGAATTAACCTGAGCCATAACCACAGTAGCACTATCTACTACTGCTTTAGCCTGGATAATAGAGGTCTGAGCCTGTGTGATAGTGGCTGTAATGGTCTCTGTAGGGCTTGTAATGGCTGTTGATTTGGTCTGTATGACTGCCGTGGCAGTTTCAGCCTGAGTTATAGCAGTCTGTGCTGCCTCAATAGTGGCTGCTGGGGTTTGAATAACGACTGTAGATCCTGCTGAAATTGTTGCTGTGGCTGTGTCTGATGTTGATACCTGGGATGTTACCTCATCTAATGCATGGGCAGAGTCAGCAGGGGCTATGATAAGCCACAAAACTACCAATAGTCCCACCAAACCACTCTTTAGTAGGAAAGATTTAATGTTGGGTCACACCCTTTCCAAGATGTTTGATAACCCTATTATATCATTTTATGCAACAAAAAAGGGAGCCTATTCCTAGACTCCCCTAATTGTTGGACTAAATTACTTCTTTAGAGCAACCTTAGCCTTTGGATTCTTAGCATTCCACTTCTTAGCAAGAGCATTGTACTCTGCCTTATAAGTAGCCTTTGCAAGATCTGCTGCTGCCTTTGCTGTAACTACATCGGCTGCTGCCTTATCTGCTGCTGCCTTTGTTACTGCATGTGCTGCCTTTTCTGCTGCAAGAGCAGACTGTGCTGCTGCAAGTTGTGCCTGAAGTGATGCAAGAGCATCTGCAGGATTTGTAATTGCTGCAAACTTTGTAACTGTCTTTACTGCTGGAGCAAAACCTGTTACATCTGTTGCTGTAATTGCTACAGAAAGTGCTGCAGTTCCTGCGATTGCAGGTGCTGAAAGATCAAAAGCAAATGTACCTGTTGCTGTATCAGAAACTGATACTGTGCCCACAGTTGCATTAATTGCTGACACTGTTGGAACAGTTGTAACAACTGGATTTCCAAAAATATCTGTTGTCTTTGCATAGACCTTAGATACTGTTGAGATTGAGGCAGTGTCTGCTCCTACAACTGAAAGGTTGTATGCTGCTCCTGCTGATCCCTTTACATAGTAAGTTGTTGTGTTTCCACCAACTGTTACTACTACTGTACCTGCTGTTGTTGTCTTTGTAAACACATAGAAGTCAGCAGTTGTGCCTGTTCCTGTGCTAATTGAAAGTGTTGAAGTTCCTGCTGATGCAGTTACTGGTGCATTTGTCGCTGCTACTGCAGGTACAATAGATGCATTAGTTGCTGTTGCTGTAACTACAGTTCCAGTGTCAAGGCCAGTGATGGCAATCTTGAGTGCGTCTGCAGAATCAACTGAGTTATCTGCTGGCACTGGTAGCACTGCTGGATTTGAAACTACAGTACCTGTTGATACTGAAGATCCTCCAACTGAAAGAGCAGTAGATGCTGCTGATGCAGGAAGTGCTGCTAGAACTGTACCAGTCAAGGCTGCAGCGATGACTAGGCTGGTTTTCTTAAATGAATTCATTTTTCTCCTTGTTAGTTTTACCCAGACTTGTGTCTAGGTTATATTAAATTGAATTTGTCTAGAAAGTTACGAACGTCTTCGTTCATTTCTTTCTGTTCTAATTCTACCATACTCTTCTTCTTGTCCGCAAGTTGAGCGGAAGAAGAAGACCAAGTATGTACTTCAATAACTGTATTAGTAGTCTTTGGCGTATGTGAAATAGCCCCAAATACTGCGCCAGATACAGCATCTGCCAAGTCTTTAGATTTTTTGCGTGGGTGATCTACACGATTACCCTTCATAATCTTTAACTCTGACATTTCTTCTAGCAATAATGGGATCATTGGCATGGCCACACGCTCCTCATAAATCATCATTGCTAAATCCTCATAGTGTTTTTTTGCAACAGAAACCGTCTCTGTTCTAATCCCAACCCCTTGTAATTCATTTTGAATATCAAATGATTGCCAGCGGTCAAATGAGACCATTCCAAGATTAAAGCCTTGTCTACGCAAATTCATAATCCATTGCTTAACCTCAGACAGATTGACTGGGCCTTCTGCTCTTGGTTCCCACCAAGCAACAGCATCAACAACTACAATAGGTGCAATCTGTTCATAATCTTTAACTACCTGAACGTTTACCCATTTATCAACATGCGCTATTGCTACAGCACACTTATCGTGTTTCTGTGCAAGGTCTGCATGAATATAGTATGTTTTATCTGGATCTGGGGTAAATGACTCATCAAACCTTCTAAAATGATCAAGAGGATTTCTGAGTGTCATAACTTTTTCTAATTTGGTTCTGT